TAAAACCTTTATAGGTCTTAGAGCCGGGAGCATCCTTGTAGGTTAACTTACTAGGAATAGTAATTTTATCGTATAATTTAGGTGCTGTAGACATAATAGTATTTAAGCCTGCGTATCTTCGGGCGGCGGAGTGCGTCTAAATGTATCTATTGATGTAGAATACTGTAGATAATAATCAGAAAGTGTAAGATCTCCGCTAGCTTCTCTGTCAAGTTTATCTATTTTTAAGTTAACAGGATCTAAATTCTCATGATAAGGAAACGGTTCATGTGTAGTTAGTCGTTTCATAATACTGGTTATTGGAGTATCTGCAAACTGATATTCTAATAGATCGGCAGCAGGATCCTTTGCCACTACATCTTGAACGCTGAATGTAGACAACACTTCAGGTTTTTCAGCTTTGGCAGCAGTATCGGCAGCAGGACCGTTCATGTGAATCTGCGTAGCAGTTTCTACATGATTGCCACCGCTCTTAATATTAGTTGCGCCGCCCGCTGTAAAATTATTGTGTCCTGTAGAATTTAAATCTAAATCAGCTTTGGTAGTAAATGTTGTATTTTTTCCTATAGTAACATCTAAGTTACCGTCTTTAGCCAACCCTGTTTGTATTTTGCCGTCTGATCCTACAATTAAATTGTACTTAAAAGCCGATTCAATTTGTATTCTTCCACTGTCATAACCGTTACTGTCAGTGTCGCTTGCAGAACTATAGTCTGCTGTAGCTTTCATATTGATATTGCGACCTGCTTCAAAATTAATATCTCGTTCTGCACGAATATTAAAGTCAGCTTTGGTTCGCATGGTAATGCTGTCTTCTGAGTAGATATCTATTTTACCATCGCTGGATAATTCTACCCAAGCTGTTCCCCTACTGTTAGTAATATAGATCAAATCTTCGCTGTTGTGCAACAGGATCTGGTGTCCTGTTCTAGTTTTTAATCTAATCAATTCGTTATGTGGACGAGTTTGGTCACCTGTAGGAGTTGCTCCTTTGGGTAATTGTTCAAGTGCTTCATAGTCAGGAGGACCATCGGTTGGTGCTTTCTTTCTTATAAACTTGTCATCACCGTCGTCCATGACAAATGAACTGCCGCCAAGATGACTTACTTTCTTATTGTCAACTTTTCCTTTGTCAGTTCCAACTGCGCCTGCAGGTGCTCCGTCTTGTTTATCAAACGGTCCAGGAGTGCTAATACCAAAAACCATACTAGGGGTTTCTCTTCGAGCACTGCTAGTGGTTATGCCTCTAATGTCATCGTACAACAATCCTTGATTGTTTAATAAAACTTCTTGAGGTGTTGCCGGTTTAGTAATTGCTGTAGCATTAAGTGTACTGCCGCCAGTTTCTCTATTGTATTCTGCTACTGGCACACGCTCTGCTGTAGTCTTTTTTGTTTCGTCAACATTGTAATAAGTTGATGCATAGCCTGGCAACATGAAGTTCATATTCTTATCACTAGCTACACAACCAAACCAATACAGCTCTCTTTGCAGTCCTTGAGCATAGACAACCATAACTGTTGTTCCAACATCGGGAGGAATCATCCACATGCCATAACTTTTTTGAGTGTTGTCGTAGGTATCAGTCGATGGATCGTCGGGATTACCCTTAAGAAAATCGCTACTGGTCACACCGTAAAACGGACTACAGTAGTGTGCTGTATGTATTTGACCTGCAGAATTAGCATCACTGCCCGATTCTCTTAATAGTTGTACTTGTAAATCTCCCATAAAGGTAGGATCTAAGTGACCTACTACTTTAGCTAGGAACGGACCATCGTTTGTTTTCTGACCCGCCGGGGCCGAATTTCTTGAATCTTCATTATCTGCCATGAGTTACCTTAATCTGTTGCAGGTGTTGACGATACTACATTTCCATCATTGTCTAGTGTTATGGTACTACCGTCATCGTATGTAATAGTCTTTGACTGAGAGGCTGCTTCTGCCGGAGTATCAGCTTGCGGAATAACTTTATCAGCGGCAGTGACCATTGGAACTGCCTTGCCAGTAATTTTACTAGTGTCTGTTGTTTGGCCGGGCATTCTAATCATTTTAAGAGTTTGAGTAAATTTACCTCTACTAAAATTACTGTCAACTTGATTGACCTTAAACACTCCACTAAATTCATTAACTAATTCTGTTGGGCCAAAAGTATATGCACCTTTACTAACATCAATATCAATGGGAGTTCTAAAATTAACCATAATTTGTACTTCACCTGATTGATAATTTATTGCTCCGTCATTATTAAGTTGTTCGTATTGGGTAGACTTAGCAGTGTAATTTCCCATACCGCTGTCTCCTAGGTAATAAGGATCGCCTAAGATAGTCATTGTAGTATTAACCATATCAACAGCATTGTTAACTACATTCTTTTGAAATTGGCGAGCTGCCATTGTTTCAGGTGTATCTCGGCCGCCGCCACCTACACCAGTTTGAGTTTGTGTAGAATCGCTTTGAGTCGCTGTCGGTAATGAACCTGCTAACGGTGCGGCAACGCCAGAAGCAGGAGGTGCCGGCTGTGATTCAGTTGCAGGTGATGCGGCTCCTGACTTAGCATCGGTAACACCTTGATTATTTTTAGTACCGTCTTGGGCCAGTGCTGTATAAAAAGTATTTTTAAAATTAATATCAAAACTTAATATATCTAAATTTTTTGCAGTGTAGATATAATTGTATTCTTTAATAATCTGTGCTTTGACTTTTTCAATTTTAGGATTAGCCGTATTAGGGGGCATGAATCTACTAGCATCTACATAATAAGGCACTACTCGATAGACAATTAGTTTAGGTAGAGTACCAGTCTTGGCTAAATTATCTTCAGAAGGAATAGTATAAACTTGAGTTTCTACTCGCCACCAAGGTATTTTTCCAGTCTCAGTTTGCTGTACTTCAGTTAATGCTTGACGACCATAGTCGCTCATTAGTATAGTTTGGTTGATTGCGTTGATAATGTCAGTGCCTTGAGTAAATTTCATCTGGCCATTTGACGGATCAATGGTGATGTTTCCTCTAGTATAGGTATTTGTTTCTTTATTGTAAACTGCATTATCGTCGGCAAATGGTGCATCACCGGGACGATACAGATCAAATCCCATACTGGCTCTTCCAATAGCATTAACTGTAGTGTCAGATACTTCTTGTACCAACACTTGATTTGCACCAACGCTGACTCCCAATTTACCATATAAAGTATTTGCACCGGAACTAGCACTGCCTGCACTTGGGTCTTTAGTTGCTCCAGCATCATCATTATTAGTTGCAGAGCTTGCGCTACTGGCAATGTCAGCAGGAAATAATATTAAAATTTGATCCGGGACTTTGACAATTCCTTTGTCCTTTTGACCTTTTAATCTTTTGTTTAATACTACTTCTAAACTGTTTTCTCCAGTTTGTAACATTTCAACTACAGTCTTGCCTGTGATTGCAATATCTGTTTTTAAATCTAAGTAGCTAGATGAAAACCCTTTTTCATTCCAAGGATATGCTTCACAGTCATATTCTGCGCCGCGGCCTGTAACATTCATATTCAATGTTCTTAGTTTTAACGGAAAGTGTTTGGTTGTTTTTTCCGGAGTAATCGATCCTGCATCAATTCCTTGTACTATTGAATTTAAATGTCCTTTAAATTCCAAAGTTAATAATAAAGGAACATCAAGATAATTCTTATATCCTGCATTAAGAGCGGCAACTTGTAGTGCTTGAAAGAACAAACCCATACTATAGGGTTCTATAATTTTAAATTTAAAACCTGCGGCATTGGTATTACCGGTACTTTTATCAAAACCAACTACGCTGTTAATACTAACATTGTCAATAAAGAATTCAAATTTGCCGTAGGCAGTTTTTACTCTATTGTCTGGGTCACCGCTACCATCTTTTAAAATAATTTGTCCAAGGTCACCTTTTTTATAAGTGTCGTCTGGAAAATTAATCGAAACAGCATCAAGTACACTTAGTGTCCAAATGTAATTATAGCTGGCAAAATTATGTAAGACATTGGGTATTCTAGTACTCGGTGCACCTGTGATAGGATCGTATCCAGGTACTGGTATATTCACTAGACTACTGGCTTTACCTATAGAAGATGAAATATTTCCTAAGTTAACTACACTTTGTACGGCTTGCTGTGCGGCTGACACTCCTGGAATCTTACTTAATAAACTTGTTCCAACATTTGATAATCCTGCACTTGCCAAACTTTGAATATTTTTTGCGGCCGACGTAACATTGTTTAGGCTATTAGCAAGTCCGGTGTTGCTGACCACCCTACTGGCTGCTCCTGCAAGTGATGTTGTTGCCTGGTCTAATAATCCCATATTATAACCCTAGTACTTTAAAAAGACTTGCTTTCTGAGACAAGTATATTTGTGTTCCTGGAATAAAATCAAATATAGGATCCTCTAATACATCCATATTTCGTTGTGTGAATACCCACCATAGTTTTGAATCTCCGTATAAATCATAGGCTAAGAGATCAGGACGATAAGTGTATTGTGGTTCAATTGTATAGACTGCATCATCGGATTGTGCGCTAACTGGTCTAATTTGAAGTATACTAAGATAATTTTGAGTTATCGGAGTACTAGCCCAAGGACTAGTATGATTATATGTTGCCATTATACATATCCTCCAGATCCATTCATGTAATCTCCGTTGACAAATTTTTGTAAGCTGAATTGTCTTACAGATTCTCTGCTATAAATTGGTTGTAGTGTAACACTAATTGTGCTCTTAGTAGGTACGTGAGTACTTGCACTAGTTGCGCCTGCTCCGCTTAGACCTTTGATGAAATTATTAACATTGTTAACCGCACTGGTAACATTAGCAGCCGCTCCTAATATCTTGGCAGCACCGCTGGCGCCAAGGGCTCCTGCAACACCTGCTAATTGGTTTAATGTGCTGCCACCTCCACCTCCGCCCATAGGATTGCCAGCACCTGAGAAACTAGATTCTCCAACAGTGGTACCAATATAATTCGTATCGCTAGGCAATTCTACTGAAAAACTTTTTATTACAACAGGTACATTTTTAAAAACAAAATCGCCGTAGCCATTAAGTGTTAGTATAGGTGGAGGGCTTCCACTAAATTCTCCACTATCGCCTGTGTACATTTTAGTTGCTGATCTTAAAAAATGCACCACAGCAATCCAATACTGTGCTTGATCTCCAGTTTCGCAATAGAATGTTCCACTAATTTGAAATTCGCTTACTCTTGAATTTTGATAAGCAATAAATTGATAATTTTGATGTGTTAGAGCAATGTCATCATAGCTAGCACTATTACTAATACTGATGGTAGGAGTATAGGGAAACACTAGACCGTTTGATGCCATCAGCGGTGCTAGCACAGGACTTTTAGCAAAGAAATTATTTGGAATACCGATGCGGACTCGCCAGTCATCTGTATTTCCAGGGCCGGCAAATGATACTCGGGTAGCGGCAAACGCGGCGCCACCGCTTCCTGGTAAATTCATGCTTCGAATTGAGCTGATCAGTGCCGACGGGTTAGATAAATTATTTAGAGCACTGCCTAACTTACTTGCGGCACTCCCAATGTTACCAGATGTTATATCATTAACCAAACCAGTGGCGCTCGATTGTATGTTGTTAACGGCTGAAGTTATGCCACTGCTAAAATTATCTAATACACCCATATGGACTCCTTAGTCTGTATATTTAGTTGACAAAATAAACTGCGTAGTTTATAATAGTATGAAAATAGGACCGTTATGACGAAAGTTAATTACTTAAACAACAAAGATTTATTGGAAGAGATTCACAAAAGCAAGAACACATATTGCAGTTATACCAAACCAGAATACCACCGTTATGACATTATTCTGCCCAGTGTAGATAAGATTAATATTCGGACTATTGCAGAAGCTAAACGAGCACAGGCTAAACGATTAGGTCAAAAAGACTACGAAGCTCGTAAACTAGCCGGAGAAAAGGTCAAACAAGCCGATTGCGAAGTTGATTACAAAAAGATCAACAAGAAAGATTTAATTTTTAGGGTCATGACTTTTGATCATATCCCATTAAACAATACTCGAAAAAAGAACCCCAAGAGTATTGCAGATCACAGAGACAAAGTTAACTTTCCCCCGTTCCAGCATTGGAAATTCAACGATGAAGACATTTTAGTATGCGTGGGCAAGAGTCATTGGAAAGGGTCTGTTGAAAAGGGCAAGTTTAACAAAGATCATGGACAGATTACTAATACGTTAGCTCGCATGTATATTAAACTTTGCGAGCGTTATGCTACTCGCGGTAATGTTCGCGGATATACATATAATGACGAAATGAAAGGGCAGGCTATCCTGCAACTAACACAGATAGGATTACAATTTGATGAATCAAAATCTGATAACCCTTTTGCGTATTTCACTGCCGCTGTTACTAATAGCTTTGTTCGTATTATTAATATAGAAAAACGAAATCAAGTTATTAGAGATGACCTATTAGAGATGAATGGAATGAATCCTTCTTATACTAGAATTGGAGAAGGTGAACATCAGGCCGCGTTAAAACGCAACGAGGAAAATATTGAATGACACAAATGTTTAAAAAAGTTGCTTGTTTTACAGATATCCATTTTGGATTAAAATCTAACAGTTCAGTACACAATCAAGACTGTGAAGATTTTGTTGACTGGTATATTGCAAAAGCCAAGGAGGAAGGCTGTGACACTGGAATTTTTATGGGCGATTGGCATCACAATCGCAATAGTCTTAACATCACTACTATGGACTACTCACTTCGCGCACTGGAAAAGTTGGGGCAAGCATTTGATAACTTTT